AGAGGACAAATAATGATTTAATCAATTTCTCAGCACAATTAGATGAAATCTATAATCTACAACTAAGTGATGAACAACGTTCATTAAATTCTATTCAGGACAAATATTCTCAGTTAGAGGAATTCTATAAAGATGATGCTGAAGCACTTGTAGCTATTACAAAACAAAAAACAAATGAGGTTAACGCTATTGAAAAAGCAGGTGCTGATTTTAGAGCAGGTATACAGAATGAAATTGTTGATAATTTCCAAGGTGCTTTAACAGCATTATTTGGTGAAAGTAAAGCCGTAGCATCTGCTAACGTATTGATTGATGCCGCACAAGCATCAGTTGGTATTATTGCCTCATCTCAAAAGTTTAAGGACCCAACAGGTACATTAGCCATTGTTTACCAAATATCTCAGTTTGCTTTATTGGCAGCAACAACTACAGCAGCATTAAGACAAATTAATAGTGCTGAACCAGGTAGCGGAGGGGGTGCTGGTACAACTCCTAAACCAACTCCTATTGGTGGTGGTGGTGGTGCTTTTACAGGTGCTTTACCTGGTACAGGAGGTACCCCTACTAGTGGTATTCCTACCACAGGTACTACAGGTGGAGGTAGAACAGAACCTATACGTGCTTACGTAGTAGCTCAAGACGTTTCAAACGGACAAGAAGCAAACGCATCTATTAATAGACGCAGACGATTAGGACCAGGATAAATAATATTTATAGACACATTATGAGAATTGTAAAATTAGAGATTGACGAAAATTCAATTTTAGCAGGAATAGATGCTATGGCTCTTGTTGAAGCACCTGCCATTCAGGAAGACTTCTATTATTTCGCTTCACAAAAATTTGAAGAAACATACAACGATTATCCTCAAGCAGCAGTTGAAGCAGCTAAGCAGGGCATTAAACGTAATGAAGAAACCGGTAATAAATGTGCTACACAAGTAGGTAAGGTTAGAGCCCAACAATTAGCCAACCGCGAAGCGGTATCGCTTGATACCGTGAGAAGAATGCGTGCGTTCCTTATTAGACAAAAAGATAATTACGAATTAGCTCAAAGTAGACGTGATTACAATGCTTGCGGTTATATCTCTTATTTACTTTGGGGTGGGCCTGCTGCTTTACCTTGGACAGAAAAAATATTAAGACAAAATGATGAAGAATTTGCTAAAGTGGGTCCTAGAGGTGGTATTGCTGCTTCGCCCAAAGCCCCAAAAAGTGACACACCAAATCCTAACCCAAAAGGTGAAGGCACAGCTAGAGGCAGTGCTGCCTCAAGTAGAGGAGCAGAAGTTGATGCCAAAACAGAAGAATCGCTACAGAAGAAAGCCGACGAATTCAACGAGAAGTACAAAGAAAAATTAGGATACGGCGCCAATATTGGTGCGTTAAAATCCGTTTATCAACGTGGATTAGGCGCGTATAATACATCTCGCAGTCCATCCGTTGCTGCTCGTGGAGGCGCTAAACAATGGGCAATGGCACGAGTAAATGCTTATTTGTATTTACTAAAAAATGGTCGTCCACAAAATAGAAATTATACTCAGGATAATGATTTGTTACCTAAGGACCACCCCAAACGTAAGGAATTCAAACAAATAATGGAATCAATCATCGCTCAAAAAATGATTGAACAAATGATATTTTCATCTCAAGAAATAGATGTGTTTGGGTATAATACAAAGTATTTTTATATTTGTCCAGGTGCCATAGCTACATTTAATCATCTAAAATCAATGAATCCTGATGAGGAGACTATTGGTATGATTCGCAGTGCTGCTCAAATCGCTGATAATGTATTTAAGATTGAAGCCGACGTATTAGCAGCTAAAACAGCTACCCCAGACCAACTATATGAAGCTATCATTTTAGTTGGTGATTTTAAGGATTTGATGGAAGAGATTGATGAAGAAGTAGGAATGACACACGATGTCTCCTATATGGACAATCACATTGAAGTTATTAAATCTTATTTACAAGAAGAATTTGAATTAGTAGTATCAGGTTTACCAAATTATTCAAATGAAATAACAGGTGATATAGTAATCAATAAAGAAGCATCATACGGGTTTGCTGCTCTTGAGGAACAACAAATGCTAGTAGGTCCAGCAATGATTCCTAATAAGCTAATCAAGCGTAGAGACGAAAACGGAGAAGAATATTTTGTTTATTTTACAGAAGAAACTATTAGAAAAATAGCGTATAAAATGATGGCTGATAAAGTCATTGACAAAGTAAACATTGAACACGATGGCAACAAGTTTATAGATGGTGCCTATCTTGTTGAAATATGGATTGTAGAAGACCCATTAAAAGATAAATCTCTTGTCTATGGTTTCAAACCAGTCAAAGGAACATTATTTACAATGTACAAAATTCAAGATACAAAAGTATTTAATGATTACATTAAATCAGGTAAAGTTAAAGGATTCAGTATAGAAGGATTCTTTGAATCTAAAACAATTAATTAATTTATTATGCCAATTACACAAAGAAACCTAGGCGAAGGTAAAGAAGAATTTATCTCAAGATGTATTGCTGATATGTCTGCTGAATATCCACAAGAACAAGCAGCCGCAATATGTTATTTACAATTAAAGAAAACTCGTATGGCGGAAGACGTACCTGAGATTGACCCAACATTGTTAGCACAATGCTTGTTGGATGTTCAGGGAATGAATCCATCATATTCTGGTGCTGTAGGAATGAAAATCTGCCAAGCTAGATTAGCTGTAGGCGCTAGACAAAGAAATATTGAAGATGGTAGGATTATTTCTCCGGAAACTCTTTAATATGTATATTCTGTTAAATGATTAACTTAACTAACACAATCCTATGACTCAAGAAAATCTAAAAGCTCTTGTCAAGGAATACTTCAACCTTACCGAAATCAAGATGGGCGAAATCTTCGACGAAAACAAAGCATTCAAAATTGTTTTTGACGGAGAGGAGCTTGAACTTGGTATGAAAGTTATGGTAGTAACAACTGACGGGCAGGAAATGCCTGCTCCAGATGGCTTCCATAAACTTGAGGGTGGTATCGTTATCAAGACCGAAGACTCTGTTGTTACTGAACTCACCAAAGAAAGTGAGATGGTAGAAGAAACAGAAGACGGAGGTAAAGTACTTGATAAAGGACCACAGCAAATGGCTGAACTTCCTGTACAACAGTTCCCAGTAGAAGTTCAGCGTGGTGCTGAATTCGAAAAACCAATGCCACAGCAAATGGAAGAAGATAAGACTACTGTTGAAGATATTGTTTCTGCCGTTGCCGAAGTAGTAAAGCGCGAAATCGCTGATATGAAAGAGGAAATGAAAGAAATGAAATCCAAAATGGAAAAAATGGCTGAATCTCCTGCCGCAATGAAAACATTGCCAAAAACAAAAATGGCTGCTGAATCATCACCAGCAGGCATAGTGGACTCAAACCGCTACGAAATGATGAAAAAATTAATTTCACAAAAAATAAAATAATTATATTATGTCACTAAACGTATCCGCATTAGCTGATTTCAACAACCAGATTGCTGGTGAGTTGTTACTCAAGCTTGTATATGGTGGTAGCACTATCGAGTATGTCACAGTTCAGGAAGGAGTAAAGTTCCTCGAACCTATCAATTTATTCGAGGTTAGCTTATACATTAACAATGGTACTTGCGTATCAACTGCTTCTGGTTCAGCCACTTTCACTCAACGTAACATCCAAGTATGTCCACGTACCTCTTTCGACGCACTTTGCTTGAAAGACCTAGACACCAAGTACTTAGGTATTAGCTCACTTGACCGTGGCTCATACAACGAGACTTGGGCTCTTACTAACGCCTATAGCTAATTGCTTGTAAACCAATTCCAAAAGGCTAACGACCAATTCTTATGGCAGCAACAGTCTGGTTCAGCTTCTACTTATGGTGGAACTTGCGCTGTATCTGGTCTTAACTATATCATCACTGGTTCAACTTCTGGTGTAGTAGTTCCTGCTTCAGTTACTGGTTCAGCATTCTCTGCTACAACTGCTTTAACTATTATGGACACTATGATTGCTGCCCTTTCTAGTGATGTTGCTGACCGTGATGACCTAACGTTCTTTATGTCAGTTACAAACTTCCGTAACTACGTAACTGCTCTCCGCACTGCTAACAATTTCTACTTTGACCCAGCTTCTATCACAAATCGTGGTGGTATCTTGGAGATGATGTACCCATTCCAAAACGTAAAAGTAGTTGGAACAGTAGGTCTACAAGGTTCAGGTCGTGTAGTACTAGGACCAGCTAAGCAAATCGTTGTAGGTACAGACTTACTAAGCGATTTCAGCGAATTCCAACTTTGGTACGATATTAACACCGACACTTTGCGTCATAGAATCTCTACCAAACTAGGTGTGAACATTGCGTTCCCTGAGTTCTGGGTTTCTAACGACAGAGCCTAAATTAATCAGTTTGAAGGGGGTTGAAATACACCCCCTAAAAACATTCATTAACATAACAAAAACCAAATAATATGTCTTGTCAAATTACATCAGGATTTACTTTAGGCTGCCGCGACAACACCGGTGGTATTAAATCTGTATACATTTTATCTGGTTCTGTAACCAGCGTCACTGACGCAAGTGAAGGATTAATTAACTCAATCACAGGTTCAGGTATATTCTATAACTTCGAATTATTCCGTCAAACGAGTGATTTTACCGAAGAAGTAGCTGTAGTACCAGAAAACGGAACAGTTGTTTA